TTCTACATTCATAATTAATATGTGTAGTTTTTCTTCTGTCTTAAATAAACTATCTAAATTTTCTTGTTGTTTTTTTGTAATTAATGCTTGCCATAATACCGACACATTCTCGATGTGATCTGGTAAATGAGTTGGTATCTCTTGATTATACCAAGTACCAATAACTCCTTTGGGTGCTATAATTAATGCACCATCTACTTTACCTTTATCGTAAAGCATGGCTAAATTATCTATCAATACTTTTGTTTTACCTGTACCCATCTCCATAAAATAAGCATAGGTTTCTTTATTCCACGATTTTTGTAACGCAGTTAATTGATGTGCGTACGGCTTCGTTTTAAATTTATAGTCCATATTATTTTCTTCTTTCTATTGACTTATATATAAAGGATGTTATATGATTTGTCAATGTCAGAAAGTACGAAATATGAAAATCTTAGAAATTTCTACGAACCAACTGTCTACATAATACAAGAGATAGCTGGAACTAGAGAAGGTAAACCTAAGATAAATGTTATGGGTGCATCTAAGTATGGTAAATTTAAATTCTTATTACCAGAGATGTCACAAATAATTTTTTCTCCAGGGCCTTTAGTTTTTAAACTTAGAAAAGGTTTAACTAATTTTAATAAGAAAGATTATTTACTACTTACAGGCGATCCTGCAATCATTGGTGTTGCATGTTCTATTGTATCTGATATTACAAATGGAAAATATAATTTACTCAAGTGGGATAAACAAGAAAGAAGATATTATCCTATTGAAATTAATCTATACGAGAAAGGAGAACTAGATGAGTAATATTAACTTTGAACAAGACAAAACAGATGTACTAGATAAAAGCGAAAATCTAAAAGTATTATCTAACGAGGTACAAAAAATGGAATCTTTGGCTACTGAAATAGAAGGTATCGAAGATAAACTTAAACAACGTAAAAAAGATTTAGAACATTTATCAGGAGAAATAATTCCAACGATGATGTCTGAGATGGGTTTATCTCAACTCAAACTAATGGATGGATCACAGATAGATGTTAAGCCGTTTTATAATGCCACTATCACACAGGCAAATAAAGAAGCGGCATTCAACTGGCTTCGTACCAACGGCCTTGCAGATATTATAAAGAATGAAGTTGTAGTATCTTTTGGACGTGGAGAAGACAACAAGGCAGCATCTTATGCTGACCTTGCGAGGGGTCAAGGGCTTCAGCCTACACAGAAATTGAAGGTTGAACCCATGACTCTGAAAGCGTTAGTCCGTGAACGTTTAGAGGCAGGTAAAGAAATGCCAACGGAAATTTTCAGCGTATTCGTTGGAAATAAGACAACAATAAAAAGGAAAAAATAAAAATGAAAAATGAAGCAAACGTAGTAAAGAAAGAGACTGCAGGTGCACTGACATCGAATATGTTCGAAGCTGATGCAAATGCTGGCTCTCAGAATATGGCGCAAGATGATCTTGCATTACCATTTCTAAAAGTTCTGGGTCAACTATCACCAGAAATAAATAAACAACACGCAAAGTATGTTCAAGGTGCAGAACCTGGAATGATACTAAATAGTGTCACTAAAGAGCTGTATGATGGAGCAAAAGGAATAGATATTATTCCTTCTTTCTATTACAGGAAATTTATAGAATGGAGAGACAGAGGTGAGGGAATCGGAGCCCCTGTAAATATCTATGCTGTAAATGATCCTATCGTACAAACAACTAAGAGAGATCAGTTTAATAGAGATAGACTACCTAATGGTAATTATCTTGAAAACACTGCTCATCACTTTGTTGTAGTATTGGGTAAAGTACCTAGCACTGCTTTGGTAACGATGACAAGAACGCAGTTAAAAGTTAGTAAGACTTGGAACTCGTTAATGATGTCTATCAAAATGCAGGGTAAAAATGGTTTATTTACTCCACCAACATTTAGCCATGTTTATAAGTTAAAGTCAGTACAAATGACTAATGACAAAGGAACTTGGTTTGGTTGGGATATAGCTAAAGTAGGACCTGTATCAGATACAAGTGTGTACGGTATGTCAAAAGATTTTGCTGATAAGATTGGCAAAGGTGAGATTGAAGTTAAACACGAAACAGATGCAGTAACACAAGATAATAGTAAGTCACCATACTAATAAGAACTCCTTGGGGTAGGGCGGTGAAGCGAGAGTGGACCCGCCCTCAAGAATATATGGATGAATTTATTAAAATATTTCAAGGCTTAACTCGTGCTCATGGTGTCACTTACGTAGATAGAAAAGCTGCTGATGGACAAAAGATAAAAGGTAAATCTTTTGTACAAAGAGAAATGGTTACTCAAACAATGTGGAGTAATCACTTACAAGGAATAGAACCTAGTTTAGGTATCATACCAATCACAGATGAAAACAATTGTAAGTGGGGCTGTATAGATATTGATTCTTACGCAGGGTTTGATCATAAAAAATTAATTAACAAAATAAAAAATTTACAATTACCATTACTAGTATTTAGATCTAAGTCTGGTGGTGCACATGTATTTTGTTTTACAACAGTTCCTGTTGAAGCAAAACTAATGAGAGATAAGTTAGTATCTGTTAGTGCAGTATTAGGATATGGTGGATCAGAAGTATTTCCAAAACAAATAGAATTAAAATCCAAAGATGATACAGGAAACTTTTTAAATTTACCATACTTTAATTCTAAAAATACAACAAGATATTGCTTCAATGAAAATGGTGAAGCTGTTAGTCTGGATGGTTTTTTTAATTTATACGAACTTAATAAAATTACACCAACACAGTTAGAAGATTTAAAAGTTAAAAGACCAGAGTCAGAGTTTGGTGATGGCCCACCTTGTTTAGAGTCTATAACACAAACAGATATTAAAGATGGTAGAGATAGAATACTTTATCAATACATACAGTATGCAAAAAGAAAATGGCCAGAAAGTTGGCAAGGAAAGATTAATGCATTTAATTATAAATACTTTGAGAAACATGAACAAGGACCTTTGGATGATAAGATAGTCCAAGGTAAAATAAAATTTAACGATGGTAAAGATTTAGGTTTCAAATGTAATGAAGATCCAATGTGTAATCATTGTGATAAAAATTTATGCCGAACTAGAAAGTTTGGTATAGGTGGTGATGTAGTATTTCCAACACTATCAGATTTACAGAAAGTAGAATTAGATGAACCATACTATTGGGTAAACGTAGATGGTGAAAGAGTGAAACTAGATAATATAGATTATCTAATGGAACAAAGATTATTTAGAAGGACTGTTGCTAAACAGATCAACAAGAAGCCACCACGAATCACGGTTAAAGAGTTTGAAAAATACACCGATCAACTATTACAGGGTGTTGAAATAATAAAAGCGCCAGAGGGATCATCGATCATTGATCAACTCAAAGAACACTTAGAAGAGTTCTGCACAAACAGAACTGCTGCAGAGACAACAAAGAAAGATATACTTAACGGCAATGTTTATACAGAAGAAGGACAACATAAATTTATATTTCACAAATTTTATCATGGACATTTACAAAGAAAAAAATGGCCAGAGAAACCACAAGTCACACAACAGATGTTAAAAGAATATTGTGACTGTAAAGATGATAGAATAAGTATTGGTAAGAAGAGACCAAGTATTATGGTTGTCGAAGCTTTTGATAGACCAACAGATCATCATACACCAAAAAAATTAAAAGAGGAGTCACCATACTAATGAAAACAATAGTATTAGGACCACCAGGTACAGGAAAGACTCACACACTTTTAAATAAAGTAGATGATTATTTAAAGACAACTAATCCAGATAGGATTGGATACTTTGCATTTACAAAGAAAGCAGCAAACGAAGCTAAAGACAGAGCTATGAAAAAATTTAATTTATCTGATGATGACCTACCATATTTTAGAACACTACATTCTTTAGCATTTAGATCGCTAGGAATAAAAAAGAATCAAGTTATGCAGAAAAGACACTATGAAGATTTAGGTAGAAAAGAAAATTTATTTTTAGATTATAATGAATATGATGAAGAAGAGACAGGATTGTTTACAACTAAAAGTGATTATCTTAGAATTATACATTTAGCTAAACTAAGAAACATAAGTCTTGATAGACAATATAATTTAAAAGAACATAACCAAGATGTTGAATATAATACTCTAGTGCACATAGCTAATCAGCTAGATAGATACAAGAAAGAATACAATCTAATAGACTACAACGATATGATTTTAAAATTT